GTGGCATATCCATCCTTGTCCAATCCAGCTCATCAGTCACTGCAGACTGTTTTTGATGCACAGCTAAATAGTCGGGCACGCCGCTTTTTGCGCAGTGCAAAAGCGGATTCCACACTCAATGCCTATCAGGCGGATACCCGTATTTTTGTCTTCTGGTGTCAATTGCACGGGCTGGATCCACTGCAAACTACCCATCACGACATCATGAATTTTCTCGCTGATCAGGCCGACGGCGTATTGGCCGACTGGATATGGCTGGATAAAGAGGAGGGGAAGGGAGAGCTGCGTAATGGCGAGCCTCGAAAACCGGCAACCCTGGTGAGACGGCTTGCCGGGATCCGTTATGCCTTCAAGCAGAAAGGCATTCATCCCATGCCCACCGAACATCCCGAAATCAAGGAGATGATGCGCGGCATTGTCAGGTTGGGGGATAACCGTAAACACAAAACCGGCGCCCTGACGCTGCAACCATTGACCCAGGTGCTGGATGGCATCGACACCGGTGATCTGGCTGGTTTGCGTGATCACACCCTGCTGCTCTTGATGTTCAGTGGCGCCTTGCGCCGCTCGGAAGCAGCCCGAATTGAGGTGAGCGATCTCGATTTTGTGGGGCAGGGGATCCGCCTTCGCCTCAAACCGAGCAAACATCAGCTGCATGAAACCGAGATCGCCCTGATCCCGGGCAAGCATTACTGTCCCGTCTCGGCACTACAAAAGTGGCTACACAAAAGCCGGATCAGCGAGGGGCCACTATTTCGGCGCATGAATCGTTGGGGTCAACTGATGGCCGAACCGCTCGGCCCTCAGGGCATCAATCTGATGATCAAGCGCCGAACCGGCCAAACCATTGACGATCTCTACGTCAGTGGCCACAGCCTGCGTCGCGGGTTCATCACCTCGGCGGTGACTGCCGGAAAGCCGATGAACAAGATCATTGAAGTCACTCGCCACAAGGATATGCGAACCCTGCAGGAGTACTTCGATGACGCCCACAAATTCTCCGATCATGCCCTTGATGGCTTGCTTTGACACAACTGCGTCACTGCACAGATTACGTTAAATACGGGCTCAAACTGCGACCCGCTGGAATCCCCCAGTTATGACGGTTTGGATTGTATGAAACGTAATATCACGAAAAATTTCATTTTCCGTTGGTTTGAGTGCGGGTTGAGCGTCAAAGAAACAGCTGAACTCTGTTTTGTTTCTGTGACAGAGGTCACATTGTGGGATGAGGGAAAGAAGATCCCCGACATTTACAAGCGAGTGATGCGGATGGCGTGCGGGAGAGAGTTGCCGACCATCTTCACGCGATACTGGGAGGGGTGGCGCATGTCCGGCTACCACCTTATCACCCCTGCCGGTTCACAGATGACCCGTCAGCGGCTGGAGCTGATCGATATCATGGGCGCCGACCATTTCAAGCGGTGGCACAACCCAAGGAAGAAATACAGGTACTACAGATAAAGACAAGGGGCCCAAGGGCCCCTTCGTTTTTCATTGGCCTGTGCCCAGGGTAGGCACCCAGTGGAATTCCCCCCGTATTACTACACGGGGGGTAAACAGGCTGGCGCGGTGAGTGTCGCTTGTCTTCGACAGGAGGCATAGGCAGGCGCTGGACGTGCCCTATAGCCTTCGGCTGGGCACTCTAGCAGAGCACTAAAGACGGTTTAGCAGGGAAGGGGGTGAGCCTACATCAGGGAAGCATTCCAAAGAAGTTTCGGCCGACCTACCGCTTTCCCAGAAATGGACAGCAGTGGGCGGCCTTATACTCGCCATGGCCTTCGGCCGCTCGTTTGATTCAGATGATCGTTAATCAAAATCGGGAGGGGTGATGGGATGCTGGTAACACCAAGCCTTGATGTGTTTGACCTTGTTGTTGTCGAGATTATGCAAAAGCCACTCAGCGTTGAGTGCATGCTCGGCGAACTGGTAGTCGTCACCATGCCAGACCACAATCTTTCGACCTGGATCGGGTCGTTCGGTCAATGGCCGCCAGTCATAGACCTGAACCTGTAGCGAGGTCGGGAGACCATTCTTGTGATCGGTTATCAATGACCGAACAGCATCAAGACAACCGTTCGGGACACGAACCATTGTGGTCTCTTCCCCCTTGGGACGACCAGCTCCGTCACGAGCACCGCCACGACTAGACATAGTGACTTTCCTTAATGAGTTTCTTCACCTGGACAGCAGTTGCAAAGGCAGGAACTGAGAGCTCGCCAAGACAATTACCATCAAAGAAAACATGCAGTTGCAGGTCCCCTTTATACCATGAAAACTCATTACCAGTGCGCATTGCATAGCCTTCAAGAATGCCACATTTGTAGTCGAAATTGACTGTTGCAGTTGCCATTTGATCACCCCGCCTGTTTGAATTCCGTTTACATAATTCATTATAGCGCAAATTTGATTTGTGTAAACACATTTCAAATAAAAATGATGAACGGGTTTCACTTTGCGCTCGTCGCGTCGTCGTCCGCTAGGCCGCTTCCTCCTTGCTTCCTCCCTCAGTCGTCTCCTTGGTAGTGAAAGGGCTCATGAGCGCCGGAGTAGGCAGGGCAGAGGCCTTGGGCTCCTCGTATTTAGTGGGCTGGCAGAAGATAGTGACAGACTCGCCGGTCTCTACGTTGTAGAGCTCGGCCTGGCAGTAGCGCTTATAGCGAACGGCATAGCCCATGGAATAGAGCTCATCGTTGTTGGTGTGGTACTCATCGCCGTCCTTGGTAAAGAGGGCGATGGTGATCACGCCGTTCCCCTGGGTGTCGAGGGATTCACCGGTGACGTAAACAGCCTTGGCGTCATAGGGGTTCACAAAAACAGGCTTGCGAGGAGGTACCTTGTCAGGGCGGCCAGTGCCCACATTATCAGGAAGATCCGAACCAGCTTGAACAGCCACATCAGGATCTTTTTCAGGAGCTGCCACAGTCGATTTACCATCGATCTGAGCATTGAGCTTGTCGGCCTCAGAATAGTTGTATATAGCGAACCCACCAAAGACGAGCATAAGAAACGCATAAAAATAAAAGAGGGGTGAGCTGAAAGGGCCTTTAGACTGACCCGATTTCGTATGCTTGCCGGTCTGGGTTGATTTGTAGAGGAGGAACGCCGCCAACGGTACTTTCTCACGATATACCGGAGAATTCGCAGAGGGGACACCATTCGAACGCGGATTATGTTCATATATCCTCGGCTTACGTCTGTATAAAAAAAAGGAGTCCTTATTAGATTGAGCCTTGGCCAATTCGGCACAACCACGAACCATTGGGGAAATATCGTTAATATCAGGGGTAACGCAAACAATATCCCAGTTAAATTTACGATGGCGTTTAAATGCACCGTTCAAGGTCTTGGGATAAATAACACGGCCATTATCATCAAATAATAATGAACCCGTATCATCATAATCACATGACTCGAACTGTTCAGGCTTACAGGCATCAAGCGCCGTGTAATAGTCTTCAATCAATCCGGGCGGAAGTTGGTCTTTATAGGTCTCAATCGGCTGATAATCCAAGTCGGATTCTTTCCATGACTTGTCAGGGTAAATATCCTGAACTTCGTCCATGAGAAGGAACGAGCCGACAGGCGCCCAGTGAAACCAGCGCCGCCAGAGACGCAAGGCGTCATCGTGGATGATGTTGATACGGTAGAGGCGGGTCGTGTCGGGAAACTTCTCTCCGAGCCGTTTCTCAATGTCTTCAAGGGGATAACACCCCTCAAGGTTGGTAATGCAGATGCGACCCTGACGAAGGGCAGGGAGCAAGTCATACCAAACAGCAGAGGCAGACTTGTAAGAGCCATTAGGCCCATGACGAATGACGACGGCCATATCACCACCCCAAGAAGTTCAGAGCAAAGCGAGTGACAATGGCATGAAGGATCATGTTCAAGCCATCGACCGCGCCGGACTGGAATAGAAACCACTGGATAGAGGAAGGTAACGAACTCATCATCGGCTGGAGGATGCCGGATATGTTGAAGTCCTGGAGGATCTGCTGGGCAATGGAATAACCCAGTTGGATCATCATGATCTCTCCCTCAATCTTAAGGTAGAGACCCATCTCGACCACGTAGGCCAGCGTTCTGGACACGATGTAAGGGACACCATCCGTAAAGAAGGCATGGATATCCACCATCATCCCCGACACCCAATTTATGAATTCCGTTATCATAATTCATTTCCTATTCGCGATGATGTAGACCGCATACAGCGCACAGATGAAGAGGACGATGGCAGCAAGACCCATGTCCAAGATCATTTGAAACGCCCCCATACCGAACGGCATAGCCGTCCCGTTCATGTTCAACGTCCACTCATCAGGCTCACCAGAGGCAGAGAGCTCTGTGAACTTGATAGAGGACTGAAATTCGGTGCTCAGGTCTTTCATCTTCTGGATGGATTCGGCCTGCTTCTCTTTGATTTCTGTAAACGAAGATTCGGGAATGACGCTTTCCCAGAACGCGCCGGAGCCGGAGCCAGGAACAAACGGGCCATCACCTTCATCCTCTTGATCGAGCTTGTCGGAGATCTGGTCGAGAGTGTCCTTGATGCCATCGAGCTTGCCGTTGCCTTGGGCCTGAAGTGATGCAGAGGCACCACCACCGCCATGACCACTGTTGTGGATGGCGTTCTGAATGTCCTTGGAGATGTTAGAGACGAGCTTGCCGGTTGCGACGTTCTGCTCGGATGTGGCCTTAATCTGTGCGTTAGCAGAGTCGGCGACAACCTTGGCAACATCCTTGAGCGTGGTTTCACCATTTGTGCCGGTAGCGTTGGGCTGAACTTGAGTACCGGTTGCACTGGAAGCAGCACCAGAAAGCTCACCCATGGCGTCCTCAGTGCCCTCAGAAGTGTTTGAGTTATCTACGGGAGGGGCATCACCGTTGGAGGATGTATTGCTCTCAGAATCGAGCGTAGGCTCAGGGCGAACAACAGAGCAGTTGGCACCGGTGAAGGTAAAAGAGCCAGTCCAAGCACCAGATGAAAGCTGAACACCGCCACCGATGGTTTGAATGGAACATTGGCCGTAGCATTTAACCTCGCCCGCTGTAGAACCAACAGTGGGGCCAGCTTGAAAGAAATATTGACCGGAGTGGGCAAGGCCAGCGGCAGAACCACAGTTTGGAACGCAGGTCTCTTTACCGTCAGAGGTAACACGAACAATTGCCCCCTTAAGGCAAACCTTGGGCGGCTTTTGGCAAACCTTGGAACCATTTAAATCAACAGGGCCAAGAGTATAAAGAGGATTACCTTCAGGAGGGCAATAATATTGCAAAGATGCTGGTAAATTTGTAGTGACATAATAAGTGCCGGTGTAATTACCAAGAGGGTCAACAACAGGAGTAGAACCAGTAGAATAACCATTAGAAGCAATAGGAGCCCAAACAGTAGGGCCTGTAATCTTCCATTTAAGGCCGGTAGTAGTAGCGCGAGTTAAACACTCAGAATACGTGGACTGAGAACCACCCATTTTAGGAACAGAACAAGAACCAACGGAGGAAGTACTAACAGGGCCAACCTTAGAAGGTGCAGTAACAGAATCAACAGCAAATGAAAGCGATGAAATGAGGAATAAGAGGGCGAAGATCCATTTCATAAAAAAAAGGCGGGTTTCCCCGCCCCCTCGTGTTATCCGGCGTAGACCCCTGACGTAAAGCCAAGGACGAAACAGAGGCCTACAGCCGTCGCCCAGAGAAGGGCGGAGAACATTACTTACGAGTCCAGGACAGGACAGCACCGATACCGAAGGTCAGCAGAGCCAGAGCAACGACACCAACCACAACAAGGTTGATATTGCCTTCAGCAGCGGCCTTGGCAGCGGCGAACTCGGTCGCGATATCCACGGCGAACGCGGAGGAGGAAGCGACAGCGGCGGAGGTGACAACAGCTACCGGAGCAGCGTACTTACGAACAGCGTTGATGATTTTCATAACAATTTCCCTTTGGGTGTGAAATCAATGTTTACCGAGCCAGCGGACGACTCGGCCAAGGCTGTGACCGGCAAAGAAGGTCAGCAACATGAATCCGAGGTACTCATTGGCAAGGGTGCTATCAAATTCCGACAAAGCGCCTACCTGTGCCCGATATTGGTCAGGGGTAACAAGCACATATCCCGTGCAAGAACTCAGAGCGTCTTGAGTGACGACGAGATCCCCCGTATCAGAAACAAGCAGGCAGCTCATCAGAACTTACTCACGGGTTCAGACTTGTCGTCTTTACCAGTGACTTTGGCAGCGGAGGGGCCGCCAAATTCGTCTTTGACCGGCAGGTCAGACTTGAAGCCGACAACGATGTTCTTGGAGAAATCGCGCGGGTCAGACTCAAGGATCAAAGTCACAGGGACCAGCTTCGGACAGTTAGAGAGATGAGCCAAAACCATAGGGTCATTCTTCACTGGGAACTGTTTGGCCTGATAGCCCCAGTTGGTAATGTTGCACTCGGCCATGTCCACGTTCGTGGCCGGCACGATGTACTCGAGCTGTGCGAAGTCATACGGCTTAGGTGAACCGCTTTTACGGGACACACCACGACCGTGGGTGACGCACATAACAATGACGTTTTGGATCTCAGACATGGTTGTACTCTCCGATTAAAAAGCCCTCTGCTTTGGGCACAAAGACGGGCAATGAATCCAGTTCAGGCGGCACAGGAACGCGCAACCGAGCTGGGATATCGTCCATTGATAGATGCGCGGTCAACTGGCTGATAATAGTTTCAGAATTCAATCCCTCAACGCATTTCAGATAGTTGACCAGACGGCCAGCCATGCGGGACATCTGCTCAACGGCGTTGTCCCGACAGGTGACGTATTTGTTCTTGAACGTGGTGACACGAACAGGCTCTACCGGCTTGGCAGCCTCAGAGAGCTGCTGGAGCCACACAGCGAACTGGGGATAGAGACCAGCAAAATAAGGGTCTGGGTTGATCAGAACATCGAGCGGGATAACACGGTCTTTGCTGTGCAGTTCACCCTCAGCACGTACCCAATCAGGGAACTCGACAGATGAAAGCTGTTTACCTTTTTCATACATCCGGCCACATTTGCCGTTGATGCGGGAACCGATGTAGAGAGAGCAACCGGCGTTGGCGATCATGCCAAAGCGCTTGGTCAGACCCTTGACGACCTCAGGAATGAGCTCGAACTCACCGGCTTCAATCTTCATCCACTTGGGAGCCATGCCACGCTGGGGATGGAACCCGCCAGACTTGGCAGCCTCTACCGCTGAGTCATACGAAATAAATTTGCCCAGGTAGTCATCAAGTGCCAAGTCAACCCGAGTGATGCGAACACCGGGAATGCGGGCCAAGACTCTATGCAAAGCGCCAAAATCAAGAGCGTCACATCCCTGACCGGAGAAGGAGACAAAACAGCCATGGTTAGCAGCACCCCAAGCGACAAGTCCTGCTGGGATTCCGTCAACGAGGATATCCCCAGAGCTTGAATAGCCGTGAACGCCACCACGACGTAAGCGAATAGCAAAACGAGGCGCAGGTATAGGAACGCCGATTTCACGATTAAGCTCTTCAAAGAAGATCTCCAGTTCTGAGCAGCACAGGGAATCAAGGAATTGAATTCCGTATGCATGAATCAAATCGTTGTAGGCATCCCAGATGGTGCCTTCTGGATTGAGCTCCAGTTCTGAAGCGTCAACCAGCTGGCCAAGGACGGCTTTGAGCTCTTTGTTCAAACGGCGGTTGGCGTCGTCCTTGTAGCCGCGGCGAATGTTGGTCTCCATGGCTTCGTACATGGAGGCAGTCAGAACAGAGCGGATACCCTCTACTGCGACAGCAGGAATAGAAACATCACGCAGAACGCGGCGGTCATCTGAGCTAGGAACGGATCGAACATAGATAAGCCCCTTTTCAGTCGGTAACGGCTTGATGCGACTGAGCAGGTGATGCGAGTGCTTATCGAAAGCCGGAATAGACTTGAGAACGGCGCCTTCTTTGGCAAGGCCAGCAATGCGCTTGATGACTTCAGGGCTCCAGGTGAAGGACAAGAAGTCATGCTTAACGAGTTGAGCGTTATGACCAGTCATCGAAAAACACTCCTTGCTCATAGAGAGCTGCCCAGGTGTTTTCGGTGACTTCAACAAAGTCAAAGTCGGTGTCGGGGTAGTTGAACGAAAGATAGCGAGCACAGGATCCCAAGTCGGGGAACATCTCAACCTGACCAGCAACACTGGCAGCAATCCAGCCGGTGGGCTCTTGTTGCCAGTACAGGGTGCGTTGGATGGTCGGAGTAGTCATTGGGCAAATCCAGTGTCAGCGTTGAAATCGAGTTCACGGTCGGAAGGGAAGGGGATGGACAGATCAAAGAGGTCGTCGGGATAGTCACCCTCGACAATGCCCATGGAACCACAGTCACGGCAGCCGTCGCCGTTGCACTCAGGGCAGACGTGGTAAACGGGTATGAACTGTTGTAGGGTCTGGCGTTCCATGTTGATTCACCTAACTAACCAGTTGGATAGCACAAGCATTAACTAACAAGCGGGTTAGGTGCAAGTAGCAAAAATAGTGCAAAATGGAAGTAACGAACGAACCAGTTAGCTAATCGGAGAAAAGTTTATGGACTCAAAAACGCTGATGGAGGCCTACATGAGGGCCAAAAACTACACGAAATACAGCGAAGTCTGCCAAGACCTTGGTTTTAGCAGTGCTTACATTGCAGATATCAACAACGAACGAAAGCAATTCACTGATGAGACTGCAAAATTTCTAGCCGAAGGGGCAGGGCTGGATCCGTTCGAAGTGATAATTTCCCTGAACGCAGTAAGAGCCAAGACTCCAGAGATGAAAGAGACATGGTATGGCATCTTAAAAAAGTACTGCGCAAACACGGGAGCCGCGCTGGCCGTGGGTTGCGTAATGATGGGAAGCGCTAGCATCGGTGGGTTGGTCACTGCGCATATTCATTTTTTATGTTAA